CCCACCATAAACATGGCCTTGATGAGCTGACTACCGCCCAAGCTGTAAAGTTGGGACCAAAGCAGATTGGTATTTATTCGGACGCCGCCATAGGTAATGCCGTCAATGGTTTCGCGTTTAGCGAAGATCACTGGAACGATGGAGCCCAGCTCGACTACATTCTGCTGACTGTCAAACCCAGCTGTTGGGGCGAATCGCGCAGACTGAACAATGGACTGGCCATCAATTGTTCTACTCTCAATGCGTGGCGGCGTCCCCTGCCTCGGACGCGGGAGGAGGAGTGTAGCCGCGAAGCTCAGCGCCACACCAATGACAAGATTCCAGAAGATCGGTCCTAACGCCAGGAAGGTGAAGAACATCGTCGGCTCCCCTGGCCGGATGTCTTTGTAGGTAGAACGCTGCTCGTTAAAGTAATCCCACTCTGCTCGCGTCCAGCCAAGCAGCTCGATCATCTGCTCCTCTTCTGGGAGTAGCTTTTTTGGACCCTGCTCGTGATTAAAACCGGGGCTTAGCATTTTAGTTAAAGGTGAGATTCCCACTGCTTGGCAGTGCTCCCACTGCCTTCTGGGTCAATGTTAGGCGAGGCGTGTTCTGGGTCACGGCATCAAGAGGGCTCCCTAGTTTCACTGAAAGCCTTTCGTTGTCGTGACTAATGCTGAGCACCTCGTAGACATCAATCGTCCAGTCCAGCTCAGGTAGTAAGGTGGCATTGTCAAGCCAAGTTGTGCGCACTTCGGCCAGCCACCGATTGTCGGCGGCCTGTTGAAAGATATTTTGATCTAGTTGATTCAAGCCAAGAACAAGCGAAGCACTAATGCTACTGGCGCTGGCGTCAAAGGATGAACCGCTGAAGCCAAAGCCTGCGGCAATGTAATCACTTCCTAGGTAGCTGATGGTACGGCCCTGGGAAAAGTTTTGGAAATTGTTTCCGGTCGGACTACCATTGCGGAACAGTAAGCGCAGGTATGTTCCAATGGCCTGCATTTCAGCCATTACCGCACCTCATTCTTTGTGGATTGCCTCCACTTGGCATCCGAGATCTTAACGGCCTGCCTGACTGCCTCAGCGGTTCTTCGGTCACTTTCCTCCATGGTAATGAACGGCAGCTCATCTGCCCTCATCCCGCGTGATTCAATCTTGATTGGTGAATTAGCCATTTCACCCAGAACTGCCGCTTGATAGTTTTGCTCGCTGGCCATCATAGACCGCTCCATCGCGGCCCTAGCCACAGTCATGCCGCCAGAGGTTTCGGGGTCCATCGGGGTAGAGACCGCACCGCGAACGGCAGCCTGGACATCGGTGGAGCTGGCGACGTAGCCACTAATGCCGGGAATAAATAGCTCGCTGGTGGAATTGAGAGAGCCATCCTTGTTGTCGCCAACAAAGTAGGGTTGGCCAGCACTGACGGGGCCGCCGTTTGCCTTGAATAAATTAGCAAATATTCCACCCATTCCAGCCGTCGCGCTATTGAGCGCAGAGTTAATGAGCATCTGGCCAAGCGACCTCAGTGTGTCGCTCAAGACATCATTGAGAGTCGTTGATTTATCAATTAGGCCGGTAATGGCCGCACCAACCCCCTGCACCAAGACCGCATCCATCGACTTGTAGAGTTCTAAAGTTTTTTCGGCTTCTGTGAGCTGAATCTTTTTCTGGTCATTGATTGCTGCTAGCACGGGGAGACGTGCTGCTTCCGCTTGAGCAAGGGTAAGTTCACCCTTGAGTATGCGAAGATTTAGTTGCTCCACCTCTGTTAGCTCTGTCCTGCCATCGCGCAATGCTTGAAGCCTGGCGTCGTAATCAAGTCCAGTATTTCGGAGGCTGGCAGCCTCTTGCGCACCAGTGTTACGAGAGATGGCAGCGCTTTCGTCTTGCGATGCCAGGGCAGCAGCCCGCGAAGCTGCGGCCAGACCAGTCTTTGCCTTTGCATACCTTTCGGTGGAAATTTCGCCCTTTTTGAGCTGGTCATCCAACGCCTCTTCTTTTTTAATGAGTACATCATTGATTGCGGTCAGCTTGATTTCCGCGTCAATGGCAGCCATGGGCACACCGTTATCCAGTGCGGCAGACCGCCTATCCAGCTCCTTAGTATTGTTTTGCAGGGTTTCGGCCTGATCGCGGAATCCTTGGGTTAGCTTGAGAACAAACTCCTCAACATTAAGCTGTCCGATGCGATTGGCCGCAGCTTCGTACGCTTGAATTTGCGCAGTGACGCCTTGCAGCTTGGCGCTGATTTGCTCGACACTGCCTTGAGCGCTGACGACACCGGCCTGGTCGGGGGAGGCACCTGGCGCTGCTCCCCCGCCTGCGACCACTCCAGCCGGTCCACCCATTGCGGCGGCCACGATGGCGCGAACGCGAGCAGACAAAGCCTGTTCTCGCCCAACCGGAACTTGAGCCGCAGGGACATCAAATGCCTGATCGGAATAGTGGTAGCTGTTCTTCGCGTGCCTCCCATCATTAACACTGCCAATCCTGACGCCTTGCGCCTTCAATGCCGCCATTGCCACGTCACGCAATGCCTTGTTGGCAAAAGCGATGTGCTCGTGATAGTTGCCGCCGCCATGGTCCCTGCGATAACCGGGCGAAGATTTATCGCCCGTCAGATATTCCTTGATACCGGGCAGGCCCATTAGGGTGCTCGGTGCGCCTGCATTAGCACCTTGCGCGACCTGAAAATTATTCTGGATCGCAGCTTCCCTTGTGGCCATAGACCCAGCCATGCCGGCTTGACTTCTCGCCGCACCAAGATCACGCTGTAATCCCTGCTGCTCCTGTCGCAGTCCACGCAATGTGTCAGTAATTTCCCGGCCCGCACCTCTTAGGTCGTTGATCGCATTGATAACATCCCGTGCCTCACTGGATGGCGCTTGCATTGCTGAGATGCGCTCCTCTTGCTGCTGTTGCTTTCGCGCAAGATCAAACTTGAAGTTGACCAGTGCAATCTCTTTGTCATAGACGGCTTTAGCCAAGGCCAAGCGATTATCGAACAACTGCTTGTCCAGATTGAGCTGCTGCTCCGCCAATTGCTTGGCACGTTGAGCGGCTTCATCAGCAGCTTGTTTAGATTCCTTGGCTGCTTCGTCGCGGGCGGCTTTCTCTTGCTTGAGACGGTCGTTTTGGTCGAGCCTCGGCAAGCCTGGGCCTGGGCTACCCTTGCCCTGGGCCGCCCTTAAATTGAATTTCTCGTTTTCTAGTGCTGCCGCAAACGCATTTTTGTAAAATGCCTTGGCCTCGGCAGATCCAAAAATTGTGGTACTCATCTTGCCAAACTTGGCCTGGGTGCGCTGACCCGCAATATCACCAGCTTTTAGTTCTGCGGCTGTATTATTAACTGCTCCAAACTCCATAATGCTGCGCAGTCTTTCGATAACAGGCCCCAATCCCCTTGCCGCGCCGGTTGCATACTCGATCAACTTCGTCATGATGGGCGCAAGCCCCGTGATCAACTCTCGGTTCAGCTCAGCAGTAACCTTGCCAAGTTTCTGTGCTGCCTCATCCGCTTTAATAATTTCATCAACGGTATCCCCGCCAATAGTTTTATTTAGACCCTCATAGACGACTCGCTGTGCTTCAATTAGCTTATTGTTGTCAATCAGCTCACCAACCAGGGATGTTGTCGAGTCGTCAAGTTCAATGCCCGCAGTCTTCAGTAAGTCCAGCGCCTGAGTGGGACTCTTTAGGGCGGTAGCCAGGTCGTCAAGCTGCTTGCCAACTGCCGAGCCAACAATGCCACCAGCGAACGATCCACCACCGCCGCCAATCAAGCCACCTAGGACTCCGCCCACACCGCCGCCCAGAGACGTACTAGGCCCCTGTCCGAACAGAGCAGGGAAGGCGCCGCCGATGAGACCGCCCTGGATACCTTGACTAACACGGCCAGCGGCGCCTGCAGTGAATCTAGAGAACGCCCTTCGCTGCTCGACGCTCCTTTGCAACGCTGTGGCCTGTCGCTCCAGGGCTGCCTGGATTCTAACCTCAGTCAGCTCTTGCCTGGTGGCGATTTGAAAGGCTTCTCTGCGCTGCGACGGATTCCCATAGGGATCGGGAGCCGGCTGATTTGAGTACGCCCTCGCATCGCCGTCAAAGAAATCACCCTGCGAGTATATGGGTGGGCGCCTTCCACCTCCACCTCCACCCCCCCCCCCGCCAGGCGGACTGCCGGGGGGGGCGCCGCCGCCACCGCCGTTAGTCGTCGCCGCACTCGCTGCTCGCTGTGTAGTTTGGGCGGCATCGTTGACGGCTTGCGCAAAATTCTGCGCAGACGTAGAAATTGTCCTTGCTGCAACATTGATTGTTTGCTGAGCGGCTGGAATTTCTGGCGCAAACTGCTCCAGTCTCCCCCGTGACACCACTGCGGTTCTGGCCAAACCTCCGCCCGTCAGTCCTTCAGGTAGGGCACCAATACTGGAGGTGCCAGGTAGTGCGCGGCGGGATTCAGTAAAGGATTGCCTGACATTCTGCCTGGCAAATGCTTGAAAATCCCGAAACTCGCCAGATGTCTGCCCCGCAAGAGGCCCAACCGCCCTGCGATCATTCGCGGTTGGGCGAATCTGCCTTTGGTATTCAGCAAAGTTTTTGGCGATTTCCCTGAAGACTGGATCAAAGTATTTAGATGCGTCGGCAAGCGCCTTCGAAACTGGGACCTCTTCAAAAAGCCTGCGCTGCGACGAGGCCCGGCCGGCTAAATCGGTAGTAATGCGATTCTCTGGAGTAGCGCGAAGCAGTCTCGCGGCTCGCTCAGCAGAGGTAGTCGATTCGGCCAGGCGATTCAGGATTGACTGGAAATTGCCAGTTGAGCGAGGTGCTTCTGGTAGCGCCCTGAATCCTGTGCCACCATCGCCACTCGGCAGCCTTGTCCGACCAGCACGGGCAGGAGGCAATTGCGGGAGGCGGGCCGTGCTGGCGGCCAGGGCTTTCGCCGTAGCGGCTTGCGCTGTCAGGAGCTTGCCAAATTCCCTCAGTTCGGCATTAGCTGAACTTATGCTTTTAGTGACATTATCAAAGCCGGTTGAAACCTGTTTGGTCCCACCAAAGAGCCGCCCTAAATCAGCCTTGTCTCCGAAGTTTTGCAGGGCTTGGTTGAGCTTGTTGAGCTTCTGTAATGCGGCATCAATTGCGCTGGCGCCTGTTACCCCAAGCTGAATCTGCGCCCTGTAGCTGGAGGTCACGGCAAATTCCCTCCAGCGCGACCACGCCCCATTCTACCCGGTCTCTGTGCGCTTCTTGAACTCGTCATGCTCAATCTCGAAGTAAGCGCTCCACCCCAAGATGACCTCCCTTGGCTCGGTGGCGAGAAGGGTGGTCAGGCCCATGCCTAATTCTTTTGCTACTGCAAAGCACAGCATGAGCCACTTATCCCTGGCCAGCTCTGCTTTCAGGGCTTTGGGTCGTAATACTGATCTTTCTCATTATTGAGGATGGAGATCTGCAGTTTCTGCAGGTCTTCTTCCCGCACCTCACGTCGTAGCGAGGCAATGTGGCCGCGACTAAACAGCTTTTCGCCGCTTTCGTTAGTGGCTTTAGCGATTAGCAATTGCATGATGAACTCACCCGGCTCATCGCTAGCCACCTCTTTGTTTACCTTGGCCCGCTCAGCAGCGGTCAACGGTGTATGCCAAAATTCAAGCACCGAGCCATTATTCAGCTCGACCATCTTCCGCATCGGCTTTAAGTTGGCCGCATTGCGCAAGATGTCAATGGCGCTCAACTCGGGCTTTTCAGGGGTGGCCATGTGAGAGTTTGACGAGAAAGGAACGAGAGGAATGTAGCACAGAAGGCTTGGTCGCCTTCAGCCTTACAGAACTCGCGTCGGCTGATCACTCAACTTGAAGTTGACGGTCGCGGTGGTCGCCTCTTCGGTGGCGATGCCGAGGTCAAAGCCCAGAATCGAGATCGGCCCCTGGATGAAGGTACTGGCTTGTGTATCCACCACCGAACCATTGGAGTAAACAGTGTCAATAAACAGGCGAACTTCCGCCCCCTCCTGCCTACGGCGCAGGCTGTTCTGAAGCAGGCGCCGGGCCAGGCCGGTCTGGTCTGTATAGAACCGAACCTCCATAGAGCCAGAACCGTCTGCGTAGCCAGCCTGGCCGGTGCGGAAAGGTGCCTGCGAACCATCGCCACCAAGGGGGCCGCATGGGAGGCTGGTGGTATCCAGTTCAGTGCGAGTAACGTTGAAACTCCAATTCGTTACCTGGCACATCGCCGCAAAATCGGCGTAGGTGATCTTGATGCCGTTAACAGGAAAGCCGCCAGTGTCGGAACCCGAACCAGTAAAGGCAATCGCTGTGCCGCCCAGCGTGGCGGAAACGGCAATTGACGTTGGGTTGACAGTGACGACGTAATAGGTAGTGGCGGCGACCAGCGGGCTTCGGAGGGTTGCGGTCCCCATCACCGAGAACACCACCGGATCGTTAATCCTGAAATCGTGCCCAGCGGGCACGTTGAGCAGACTGGTGGTGGCAGGCGAGACTGGCAACGGGAAATCTGTCTTGTCCAGAAGCGCATAAGTGGTGCCCGCTGGCTTCAGCCAAGCAGAGCCGTCTTGGCCTACGAGAACGTTTTTGCTTAAGGAGGTCGCCATTTGAAGTCAGCCCTCGATTGAGCGGCGCAGTGTGTAGGCACCTGAGCCGCTGGCCAAGGGTGTCACCAAGAGGTTACAGGGAGCGCTGATCTCTCGCCACTCAAGGCGCTGTAGGCGCCACCTTAGCCATTACTGGTGCCGTAATTCTCGTGGCGATATGGGGCCTGCCCTCTATTGGCGTGAACGTGGGGCCGTCGATCTGGGTTGGATAGGCCCTAACCCCTGGCACTGGTCGAGTAGCCGTTGGATCGCTCATCCCCACCAGTGCGTCCATCACTGCTTCAGCTAACTGTTGCGCCCGACCAGGCCCCTTCCCCTTTTGGCTGTAGACAGTGACTACCAGTGAGGCGCGAATATTGGTAGCCAGTTCGCACTGCAGGGAAGATTCGGTCATCAGACCAAACGAGATTGATACCAACGCAAACTCGGAAAGGGAGCTGTTCTCGGCGTATTCTTGGTTTTCGGTTAATACCTTGAGCGATGGCGCTACCACTTGCAAGGCAGTCTTGATCGGTACTTCAATAGCTGTACGAATTTTCTGTAAGCTCATGCTTTTCTCCAGACTTTATCTAATTCGGGGCCGAGCGAGGCTGCGATGGTTTTATTGATCTGTCCGCCCTGTAGATAAGTCGTAAACCAATCCTTGGGGGCGGTGTTAGGAGGTTGCGAACCTTTCCAGCGAATATTCCCTGGGTCAAGATCAAGCGCAATGGCCCGGTACTCGGCACGATTGCCAATTGTGTACTTAATTTTGTTAATACTGAACTTTGCGGGCAGCGGCGGAACAACAATAGGTCTTGACGGAGTATTGAGCGGGGCCACGGGAATCGGGAAGCGCCGTGGAACCGTGGCCGGAATCTCAGTGTCTCCGATCGCTACGACCCAGTTATTCTTGAAATCGCCAGTCCAGCTTGGCCCAGCCTTTTGTAGGTCATCCACGATTCTCTTGGCTGCCAGGGCCACGCCTGCATTCACCGCAGCACCGGCAAACTCGTCCAACTTATTCGCCAGCCTGCCGATCTCATTCAGAAATCCCCGCGCCATTACTCGGGCCTCACTACGACATCAAAAAGAATGGGTGCATCGCCACGGTACTCCTTGGTGGGGCCCACCACTCTAGCCCTGACTGTTCTCCCTGAACGCTTGTATTCTACTGAATCTTCGGTACTTACGATCCCGCCGCCAATAGAACTAGGATCAATGTAAAACTTGGCATCGGTAGCCTGGTAGATGCCGCCAAGTTCTTCAGTCGTGATCACATCTGGAATCGCTTTAATCTCAAAGCGTTGTTCCGTGTCTTCGATTACGCCGGTTGCTTGATTGTAGACCCCCGCCGTTGCACGAATAAATGTTAAGTCCGACCCGAACAGCTTAATAAGCAGCGGAGTGATCGGGCCAAAAATGGAGTCGGGAAGGCTCAATGGTCCAACCTGGCCTGGAGTCAGCTAGAGTCTACTGGAAACGCATTCATGACATGAGCCTGGCCACGTTTGAGGAGCTGGAAGCTGTCCAGCGCAAGCAACGCGAGGATGCCGCTAATCCGGTGCTGGTGGCGCAGAAGTGCTTAGAAGAAAAGGACAACGCCTGCAACGAAGCCCATGCGCAACTGGCCGCCGCCCAAGAGGTATATACGCTAGCCAGTAAGGCAGTGGATGAGGCGAGGGATGCCCTGGCAGCTACAGAGAAAGCGACTGAGCCAGCAGTGGAACCAGTTGCCGAGGAATCCTCTGTAACTGAAGAGGAATCCAGCGAGAAAAAGGATGAGGAATCCAGCGAGGACAAGGACGCAGCGGAACCAACTGTCAAGGAATCCTTGACAGTTGGGGAGGAAGATCCAACGCCTACGTCCGAACCCAACCCCGTGAAACCACAACGTCGCACCCGCCATGGCGTTTGATGCCACGCTGTCTGGCCCCAACGCCAACTCCAATGTTTCTGTCGCTAGGGCAGGGGAGTTGCTGGAGGCACTTCCACAGAGCGAGGGTATTGTCGCTTGGCTTGCGCTAGAGATCGGGAAAAAGCAAAAGAGTCTGACTGCGGCCACGTTGGTCATGGACTCCCAGGAGTGGCGCGGCCATAAGTGCCGGTGCGAGCAGAATCTCTCGTTCCCCAGGTTGATTGAAAATTGCAGTACATGCGACGATGCAAACTGTAACAAGATTCCGTATAAAATTGAATTAGCCACCGCTTATTTAGCGGCATTCATCGGTCCCAATGGTGGCTTCGTTGGCCTAGCTGAAAACGATGGGATCGGCGCAACAGGCCTTGATGGCCTGGACGCCTTCTCGGAAGTGCAGATCGGGCCATTAAAAGTCAAGATGAAAGACATGGGCACTGGTGACAAGTCACTGGCATCCCTCACCGGAAACCTCCCTGGTTTTGTTGCTGAATTGATCCGGCCCTATCTTGCTGGTGGAATGGATGGCGAAATCATGATGACCAGTCCAAGTGTGGCCCGATTCAGGCGCAGAAGCAAGACTGGGTATTTTGACATTGGTGATACGATCCGGCCTAGAAGTGGCAGCTGGTTTTAATCCAAGCTCCCAGTAATACGAATAGGGCGGCGCTGCTGTTGTTGTTGCTCCTGAGGTGGGCTCGGCTTCTTTCTGGTACGACGACGGCGTGGTGGGTCGATGACTCGTACAGGTTGCTGAGGTTGCTTTGGGGTAGCGGGTGCCGCTGCAGCGGGCGGCCCCAGCAGTTTGTCTACGTCCGCCCGCTCAAACGCCTCTGGTCTCATGATCAGCGCCTTGAGCTGATCCACTTCTTTGCGCAGGGCTGTAACCATGCGAGCCAGGTTGCCGATCGCTGTCTCTGGATCGTTGTAACCAGGAAGTCCACTGTAGTCAACGTCGATCTGGTCGCTCATCTCGGCTGAAAATGCGGCGTTGAGGAACTGTAGCACAGGAGGCTGGAGAGAATCGTGAAACGGTTCAGGACCCAGCCGACTTTCTCCCCTACGGCAGCAGCCCCCGCAGGCGAAGTTGCTCAATGATCTTGGGGTCAACCTCTGCCCCGTCTTCTTCTTCTTCTTCTTTGGGCGGGATAGGCTCGTTATTGATCCTGGCCGTGGCGATTTCAAAGTAACGAGAGTCAAGTTCGATGCCGACAAAGGCAAAGCCCTCCAATATTGCGGCCTTGCCAGTGCTGCCTGACCCCATAAACGGGTCCAGCACAATCCCGCCTGGTGGTGTCACCAGCCGGCACAGGTAGCGCATCAGATCGGTCGGCTTGACCGTGGGGTGGGTGTTGCCGTCGTCGCGGTCTGATTTGGCAGCCTTGGCGGTGTAGAAAAACCGGGCGGCGCTGCCGGTGTCGCCATAGCCTGGGTTCACGCCGTCAGGTACGGCTCTGTCGGTGCCGGTGTTCCAGTTGTAGCGCCCAGTCCCGGCGTTGATCTGCTTTGAGTTACCCCCCGGGCTGATTCCCGTCTGCGGAAACAACCCCACAACCTCGTCTTCGCCCGAATGTATCAGATTGGCGGGCCATCTTCCGCCAGGCTTCAGCTCCAGCGTAGCCTCGCGCCTGCCGGCCTGCCGGTGCTTCTCGCTGGGGTTGCTGATGTTGGCCTGCGATGGGGCCATCATCCGGCAATCCTCGTTGTGAGCCACCCGACACCCATCCACATTCAGCGCCCCGGTGCCATGCGCCAGCACGTTGGCGGCTACGGTGCCGGGGAATGGCTTACGGGCCATGATGCAGGGGTCAAGGCTTGGGCTGACGGCCTCGACCCGGCAAGCGTCCAGCGCCTGCCACGTAGCAGGCTCGATTGCAGAAAGTGTGTGGGTGGCTTGCAACAACGCAAGCGAGGCGTTGAATATCTGCGCCGCAGTGGAAGCATTGGCACTGAACCCACCTGGCTCGCTGCACGCCTGAATGATGCTCTCGGGTGTGATCTCCGATAGACAGCAGCTCAAGGTTTCCCAGTCGGTTGTCGTCCTTGATTCCGTTGCGGTGGTGGACGTTTTCTCCCTTACGCAGACGCCTTCCAATGTGTGCCTCCATGACGAGGCAATGCTCAAGGCGATACTTGCCGCCGCCAATGCTGACGCCGATGTATCCGCTGGCGAGCTGGTAGCGCCCGCCTCCCCAGTTGCCATTTTTCTCCCCTGACCTTCCTCGTGCCGGGTTGCTGCAGGCTCTTGAGCAGAAGCGATCTTCGCCTCTGGCGAGCCTGCTGGGATAGGTCTTGAACTGCTTACCGCAGCACTCGCAATTTGGAAACACTGGGCTTCCAGTTCTGTTAGGCTCTCCAGTATTTTAGCGCAGTAACCCTCAGTAGGCATGGGCTTTGTGGCCCAGGTCACGCTTTCAAGTGAGGGTTTTAACGCAGTGCCCCAGCCGGCCCACTGCTGGGCTTCGGGGGTGGCGGGGGCGGTGATGCGCCCCGCATTTTCGCCCCTCACTTCCATGCTGCCGTTCTTTTCGCGGTCACGTTTGGACTCACGCCAGTTGGGCGAAATACCAAGGTCGATGGGCTCCGCACCCGCCGCCTTGTCAATCGCCTTGCTCACGTCCAGCGACTTCGGGAACCCCGACCCGTAGACCCAGGCGATCATGTCCCTGATTTCAAAGCCTGCATCCTCAATCCGTACCGCCATCCGGTGTTGAGTTCTGGTGCCAGCAAAGGCCAGCAGATGCCCGCCAGGCTTCAACACCCGCAGGCACTCGGCCCAGATCGCCACGCTGGGCACGTCGTAATCCCACTTCTTGCCCATAAATGACAGCCCGTAAGGGGGATCGGTAACCACCGCGTCAACGCTGCAATCTGGCAGCGTCTTCATCACTTCGAGGCAGTCACCAAGGCGCAAGTCGATCACGGGCTTTCAGTCAAGACAGATGAACTGTAGCACAGTACCAATCATCTCCCAGTCTCCTTCAAATCAGCCCCTATCCACTTCCAAATCCTCTCCTCTCTCTCCAGATCATGCCACGCCACCGACCGATACCACTCGACCCAGTTGCGATGATTCTTACTGATATTGCATGGGACGCAAGCCGGGACTAGGTTCTCTCGCACCTTCTGTCCCCCCAATACTTTGGGTACGACATGATCCAAGGTAATCTTGCCAGCGGGGACGCAATCACAGTAAGCACAGCGACCTTCCCATTCATCAATAATGGAT